ACAGGCAAGCACTCGTGGAGCATACTCTATTGAACTATACCCCCATGAAATACCACAAGTCCTTGGCCTTGGAGGTTTAAAAGATGAGATGGGTATTGTTATTGGAGAAACACTTGCTAAAGCAAGAGGTAAATTTGTTGGAATGGCTAAAGCAGATGAGTATAAGTATGATGTTGATCCAGGAGCTATTCGTGGACTTTCACCATGGAAAATGTATGCACCAGGAGATCCATGGACCGTTGAATCACCTAAATCAGTCTTTGGAGTACCAATTGCTGACTCAGCAAGAATGGCATATTTATTAAACACTGAACAGTTAAGTCTTCGTGTAGGAGGAAAAAAAGATTGGAGCGACGCATCTGTATCTCAGGTACTTAAAGATGCTAAGCCTTATATCTCAATGGATGGAACTTCTAGATTTGTGGCTCAAGATGCAATTCCACAAAACTGGGGAAGTGACGCTGAAGCAATACTAGAAAGAATGCTAAAAGCTCAAGAGATGTATAATCTAATAAGAGTACATATTCAAAATCTTCCTAAAGTTGAGTTTCTTAAAACTTTATCAAAACGAGTTCCAGGGCTCGCAACTGGTGGACTTATCAAGGGTCCAGGAACAGGTAGATCAGACTCAATCAGGGCATCACTTGGCTATGCTGGTGGAGGATCAATCAGAGTTTCAAATGGAGAATATGTTGTAAAGGCATCATCTGTTAGAGATTATGGTGTTAAGACAATGGATGCAATTAATAACGGTACCGCAACAGTTGGCACAGAATCTGGCGGTACAGTGTATAATATAAATATGCCTGTTACAAGTAATAATGCAAATCCAGAAATTGTTGCAAATGAAGTTATGAGAAAGCTAAAGCTTGAAATAAGCAAGAATAATAAAACAAATAGAGTTGGTGGATAATGGCTTATTCAATTCAATCAGGTATACAGGTATCCCTAGATAATGTTAATTGGCAAAAAATTACAGATCATAATAGAGAGCCAATTTCAGTGTCTACAGAGCTTATTGAAACCCAGGCTAGAATGGCTAACGGTAGAATGAAAAAGTATGTAGTTTCTCAGAAAAATACAATATCAGCATCATGGACATATGTCCCATCAAAAACATCTGAAACAGCAGACCTCAACCATGGTGCTGCTTGGCTTGAATCATTNCTTTTCTAAAACCATTATTAACAGAACGAAGGTTTCAGATTACGTTAGTATGAGCATTGACTTTACGGAGATCTAATGCTAGGTAATGTCAGCTCTTCAGTCTTTACAGGCTCAGACTCAATCACTTTGACACCAGTAGTTTCTGCAGAGTGGAATCATAATCTATTTAATGCCCCATATATTACTACCGCTGGAATTGGTGAAGAGTTAACGGTAACTGCAATATCACCTTTGCCAACAGATGTTGAACCTACGCTTAAGCCGCCTAACTTTGTAACTAAAAGCTTTGCTATGTTACGACCAGTTAATGTTCAACCAATTACCACATCAACACCAAGCGCAAGTGCTTTTGCTATAACAAATTCAGTTGTATCTTCATCTAGTATTAATGTTTCTTGGTCTAATGTACCAGCTGGAACTGTATTATATAGAGTGCAAACAAGTGGTATATCAGACATAGTCTTAACGGGAACAAGTTATACTTTTTCTGGACTATCATCAGGCCAATCATATACTATAAGCATTGAGGCATGTAATTCTTCGTTGGCTGTTCTTGGTAGTATTAGTCAAATTTTTACAACTCAGTCATCTCCACAAGATATGGTTAGTCAAGGAAAAGTATCATATACTATATCTGGAGGATCTAGTTCTGCATATAAAGTAGTCACATATGTAAAGACTAGTAGTCCTATTCCAGTAATGATAAATGCATCAGGAAGAGGAACAGGCGTTCAGTACGGCTCTGAGTACGTTGAGGCAGACTCTTTAGGATGGACTAAGGTTGTCACCTACGTAGGCTCCCAAAGCTCTGATAACACCTTTGCAGGCTTTGTATACACTATCGCAGCCAACTCCATAAGTGGTGAAACAAATAATCCAATAGTATATTTTACAGAACCTAAAGTATACGCTACCACTTATTTTGATTATCAAAACCACTCCTTATTTCCAACAGAGATGCCATTTACATATTTTAGGCCAGGGGAGTCATATGTAGGATCAGGCAATATAAAGTCAACCTTTCCATCTGCATTTAGAAAAATTACCTCTCCAGTACTTAGCGGATACACTACTCCTACATATTTTCCAGTAACTCCAATTTTACAAAATCCAAAGTTTTGTCTTGCCTCTAAGCCTGTACCAATACTAAAAAATGTTTTACCAACAGATACATCTGCATATAGATATTTTGTTTCAGATGAATCATCAAGAAGCATTACATCTATTTATGAAAAGCCAATTACAACAAACAAGTTAGTTATTAAATTTAATACATTAATGACTGTGCCAGTTGTTAACATAGCTATTGATGGAACTAACATTACAGTTGACGGTAGTCAAAATATATCACCTCCAGCTAACTTAGAGGGTGGAAGAAGTACTGGAGTCCTAATTCTATACTGGAATGGTTCTGCTTGGACTAAAACAAAGTGGTCATCAATGCCACAATTCAGCTCTACTGGATCATTATATTTATCTACATCATTTAGCAAGATAACTATAACTCAGATAGATCAAACAACTAATCCAGAATTTTTATCTTTAACAGGAGAGACCGCACCACCTTCATCAGGACCAACAATCAACTCATTTTCTGCCCAATGCCCTAACCCAGATACTGGAAGATGCTCAACATTAACTGGTGCACAAAAACAATCTATCTGGGCATTATTTAGTTATTCTAATGCATCCTCTTATAAAATAACAATGTCCCCTTCAACAGATATTGGAAGCATAAAGACAAGCAATGCAAACTCAGCTACAGAATCCTACCTTGGATTTGGAAATTGTGGAACAACCTATGCACTAACTTTAACTGTATACGCAGCAGATAATCAGCAAGGAGCTTCTGCATCTCAGACAATAAACTATACAGTAAACTGCACTTCAACACCAACAGAAATTCCTTCAGCTTCATTAAATGTAGTATCTGATTTAAAAAGAATGCACGTAGTAGAAATTTCTCCAAGACTTGAGATTGATTTGACAGATTTTGTTCAGTCTGTATCTATTGATAAATCTTTAGATGCAAGCAATAGCCTACTTCCCATTTCTTCTCTAAATTCCAACGATGCCCGAATTACTTTATCTGGAATACCAGCTATGATTGGATCAACAATAGTTCCAATTTTTTCTAGTCAAAGTGATCAGTCATCTACAATATTGGCAAACATGCTAAGAAAAAATATTAAGTTTTATATAAACTTTCATCTTAAAGAATACGCATCACCTAACTCAAAAATATCGTCAGACACCTATATTCCTGGCGGAGTTTTTTATTCAGACTCTTGGGCTGAAAATGATATTAAGGATATTACAGTTCAATGTTTTGACATTTCTAGGTACTTACAATCAATAGCAGTAGCAGACTATGTTGTGAATTTAAAGAGGCCATTTGAAATTATAACAAATATTTTAGATTTATCTGGATTTACAGACTATGACTATGACTCTATTTATAGAATATTTGACTCATCAGAAGCTCCAGTAAATCTTTATTATTATTATTGTAATTCTAAAGATTCAACCATTATGGAATGCTTAAATGAATTGTTTATAGCTTATCAAATTGGCGCATATATTGATGAGTATGGAGTTATGAAGTTTTTAAGTTTACACGACATATTATCATCTTCAGGATCTAACCTTGCTTTGACAGATGGCAACATTATGAAAGATGGATTTAATATATCAAATAATGCTAAACCAGGAAAAATTTCTTTAAAATATCAAACACCAAAAATTAAACAATCACCACCTGTTCAGAATGTAAAAAATGTTGATATAAAAAATTCCCCATCTTATATATACACAACTTCAAATGATGTTGTTTGGAGCCAGCAAACCGTTGACTCTGTTGGATTTAATTATCTTAAATCAGATATGCTAGAAAATTCCAATATATTTGAGATTAACACTAGTGATTTACTAGATATTTTTTATACATTTGATATGAGTAATGATGGCTTTGCATTTATTGAAAATGAAATTGTTTCTTTTGCATATAAAGAATACAA